ATATCTTCACTTTTTTCAGACTTAACCCACTTTGCGAAAGGTCTTTTTCTAGACCTTACGGTATTTATCAAAAAATCATTTTGAAGTTTTTTGTCTAGGAAATGCCTGCGGTTCATCTCATTTGCATACATTATACAGTCGGAATGATAAGATAACGACCGATTAACAAGAAAAGGTATATAGTCTTTTTCTGTTAAATCATCAACAATCATTTGCTTCTTGTTCTGAAGAATGGCATTTACATAATCAAATGGATTACTCATGTCAACATCCTGATTAAACCAACGGTATCAATCGTTGTTAACAGGATATAGTTAGCCAACATGCCAAATGATTTCCTGCTAAAAGAAGCCCAAGCATACAAAGAACAACCAAATATCCAAATAGGATAAAGGTGAAGTAACGGAGGATTTGGAACAGTGAGGGCCATTGTGATTGAGCATCCGATAGATATAGCCCAAGCCAAAAGCTCAATAATAAACCTAAAACGATAAGAATTAAAATCATTTTTAATCCATGCAAATATATTGAAAATTATGGTGTTCATTTAAATTCACACCCAACCATGATTTCCGTAAGACAAGCCACAGTATTTATCTCAGTATCAGCTACAAATGCCTGTTTGTACTGATAATCAGCCAAAATAATTACCGCTTGTGGAATACTTTGTGGCTTTAAAACATCATATAGGTTATCATAAATTTTACGGAAGAATGTTGTTGCATCAATATCATTACTTGCAACCCATTTACGAATAGCACCAAAGTCTTTATCTTTGATGTATTTGATAATATCACCTAGTGATACTTCCACTATATGTGAAAGGATGCCTCCATCAATTTTACCAAACTGTGAGTACCGTTGCAACTCATTAATCACACGGCGAAAGTCTGGGAAGTGTTTCTTAATTAACTCAACAATGACCTTATCATCATATTCAATTTTTTCACTCTGTAGGATAGATTGAATTCTTTTGAAAAATTGGCCAGCCATCTGCGTTTTTTCGTTGTTCTTTAGTGTAAAGTCAACGACAGCACAGCGACTGTGTAGAGGGTCGATTAGTTTGTTTTTGTAGTTGCAGGTGAAGATAAAGGAACAATTTGAAGCGAATTCTTCAATTGCATTACGAAATGCTGCTTGAGCATTTGGTGATAGATAGTCAGCTTCATCAATAATAATGACTTTGCGACCACCCGATAAAGACATAGACGATGCATAATTGGTGATTTTGTATCTAACAACATCAACGCCATTTTCATCTGACCCGTTGATGATCATATAATCACAACCAATCTCCTCACACATGGCTTTAGCAACTGTAGTTTTACCTACTCCTGCACCGCCAGATAGAAGAAGATTGGGAATGTTGTTTTGATTAACATATTCCTGAAACGGTGTTTTTAACCGATCAGGAAGAATACACTCAGCAATAGTTTTAGGACGGTATTTCTCCGTAAATAATAAGTGTTCTAACATTCACAAGCCTCATAATATAAAATAATAATTTAATCACTTCAACTTAACCGAGCAACAACTTCAAGATAAGGTTCTTCTACAGTCCATGTATTGTTGCCAATGCCATAGATTGCGGTCACCTTATCACCTTCTTCGTTTTCAATTACAAAAACACTAATGACATGATCAGGGTTAATTGCGATTGAATCAGAGGCATTACCTTTAAAGCTGTTTGTAAAATAAACTAACATATTAAGCCTTAGTGAAAGTAGAACCAGCTTCTGTTGAAATGAAATATTGTAACTGAACTGTTTTGTGTTTAAAGTTAGAAATTCCTTTTGTAGAAATTTGAACATCATATCCACCGTTCAATAACTTGGTAAGATTTTCCGTTTTAAATACGAAGCGAAACTTATCACCATTACCTTCAGCAACTTCAAGAGCATCTGTGTGAGCAGCATCATCTTTTATATCAAATGCTGACATAACAATTTTGATGCCATCAGATTCAACCGAGATATGTGGTGAACCAAGAACGCCAGCAGATTTTAGAATCCATTCAAAATCTTCTTCACTAAAGGAAAAAGAAACTTCAGGATCAGGCATCAACAATCCTTTTTCAGGTGGTGTATTAATCGTGTTAGCTGCAGCAAAGCGATATTTGATTTTACTACGACCTTTGTTGCCGACAATACTAATATCTTTATCACCAAACTCTAGTGTTGGTGAATCTTTGTGTAAAGAAATCGCAGACAAGAAAGTATTTAGATTATAGATACCAAACTCAGTCGGAATATCTTCATTGATTGTTACTTGAGCAAAAATGTTTTTGCCTGAAGAAATAGTTTTTAAAACTTTTCCTTTTTTAAAGAGCAGCCCATCATTAATTGCACCAAAGTTTTTTAGAACATTGATTGTATCGGTTGATAACTTCATAATATACTCCACATTAAAATAATAATATCATTATACTACATCATTTTATGAATTGCAATACTCTCTCTACTTCTTTACCTAAATCTTGAATACTGCCATTGTTGGCAATCGTATAATTGAATTCACAACCAACCCAATCCCATTCTGATTTATGAATATGTTCAAATTGCATGAACTTGGTTCTTTCAGTTTCCGATTGTATTTTTTCAAGATTGACATACCAATTTGGATCTTCACCTCTTTTAACACGAATAACTATGCCACCATTGTCTTGGATATATTGTATTTCATTATTGAACCTAACATCAGTAACAACAACATCTTTACCTTTTGCACGATTCAATAATGAAATGACCCAAACATCTTTGTGAAATACATCACGACCAGCTTCTGTGCCCATTAATTGAAGAGCTTCACGAGGAGTAAATTGGCGACCAAATTTTTCACTCCAGTAATTATCAGGTTCTTCACGCCATTTTCTAGAAACTTCGGTGTCACCTTCAAGCAGTTCTCTAGGCCATCCAAACATAACAGAACAAGCATCTTTAAGTGGTTTGGCGAAACTGTCTTTGATAAATCCTTTTTGTTCAAGGATATCACCGACAGTTCCCTTGCCTGATCCAATAAAACCAACCAAACCGATTATCATAACTTGCCAGTATACTGAGCAACAGCAGGCATGTTACCACTAAATGCATATGAACCAATGTGCTGTAGTTTCATCCATGGACATAAATGAATTTTGCCACCCATCTTGCGCCACATTTGACAGAACATATAATCTTCTGACAAGTATCGTTCACTACCACCACCCGTAATTGATTCTTTACTATCAATCACAGTATCAAAGTATGCGTGAATATACCTTGAACCATCAAAATTGGCTTGGCCAACATGATCTGGTTTGTAACGAATGTTTGGATATTCTGCTGCCATTTTCTCAAACACATTTCGTTTGATCAACATATGGCCTGTGCCAATCTCCATAACCTCTAGAGGTTCTGACACCTGAAATGATTGTGTTCCTTTTACCACATTGAACACATACTCACCTACCAATTCTTGAAGAGCACCAGGATCCATATCAGGATGGTTACGGGCTGCATGTGCAACATTACCCCAATTAATTGATTTCTTAGGATATGGTCCGCCAATAATATCTTTATCTAACGCCAATAGTGCTAGAATATCCTTTGGACTAAAATGAATATCAGAATCAATAAACATCATATGGGTGTAATCTGTGCGAAGAAACTCATCAACAAGATAATTTCTTGCTCGTGTGATAAGGGATTCGTTAAAAAGGAATGAAAACTTCACTTCAATTCCGTACTGTGCCATGGTCATTTGCAAATCAAGGCACGATTTCATATACAATCCAAAAGCCATACCACCATACATCGGTGTGGCAATGAAAAGTTTATGTTTTTTCAATTCATCAATATTTACTTGAATTTCCATAGTGTATCCATAAAATAAAAAAAAGGAGAGATACTAATATATATCTCTCCTTGCTCAACAAAACGCCGTTAAATTAGGCGAATGTTGGCTCACCGGCTTGGCGAAGTGCCATGATACCAGCAGCAACGATGCGCTTGGTTGGTGTACCAAGACGATAGAAAGAAACTTTCTCACCTTTGGCATTAATGCGACTGTTCAAATAAATTGCATGACCTTCTTTACGCAATTCGTTGACAGTAGCACTTGGGTTTTGTACACCAAACTTAGCAGCCATTTGATTAGCTGTAAGTGTGTTGTATGTGCTGTCATTTGACAGGTAAGAAAGAACTTTTGATTTTGCAGACATTGTAAAACTCCATAATTAAAATGAATCACTTTTGAAAAAGTTATCTGAAGCGTGATTCAAACCTCAAGATTAGATACTAGTGTAACAGATACTTGTGAATAAGTCAAGCGTTTTACGGCAGACTTACTCACTATTGCCTTAATTAGGTTCTATTTTTTGGCTGAATGTTTCATGGAAAATATCCTCAACTTTAGAATCCAAAAAATCTCGCCATTCTTTTGATCGGCGACTCATCCAAAGACTAGATTTATTTTCTTTCTTAAAATCTTGCCAGTCAAACATTTCATTCACATATCTAATCCACATAGTCATTGGTAGATATGGTGTTTTAATGTTACCAGAATATTTTGTAATATCACTCATAGAAATAACTTTAGGTTTTCTCTCAACAAAAACATAACGGCAAATTGATTGTACAAAACTTTCACCATTTAATTTCTCAAAACAATTAACTCTATCGGAAAAATGATAACATAAAGCACTTAAACCAACAACAGTACGAGCATTAATCTTTTGTTCGTTACAATATTCAGCGATTAGTGATAGACATTGTTTTGTAATAGCTTCACCATAATCACGAATACATCTTTCAATATCACCCCAAGAATCACATGACTTTTCATGTGTCAACAAATCACCAACATTTACACCACAAGAATCAAAAAATTCTACCAACTTAATTGCATTAGAATCTTCACAGAAAAAAGCAGAACGAATCTTGTCTGGTTGTGCTTGACCTGTTCGTTTTGTTGCATCAAAGAAATGTATTTTAGATTCGGAAACAATGTTATCATGTTCATTTTTATTTAATTTTGGAACATCAACTAATACAGGAACTTCAATTTCATTTCCACCAACTATAAATGCCATGGCAGCTCTGTGTTGACCTTGATTTATGAAAACATACCATTCTTTTTCTTTATAATCATATTTTAATGTGCCAATTAAAACACCAGCATAATCATAATTAAATCCAGTTACATTACCATGCTCATCAACTTCATTAACAAACTTGATAGCATTAGTAATTTTAACCAAACGGTTAAATCTGTTGGCTTTATTTTTTTGATTAAAGGTTTTGATGTTTTTTAGTTTAACTAAAAAACCAATTTTTTGACCTGCATGCTTTTTTAAATCAAAATCAAAATCTTCAAATTTCCAAAAGTTAATAGGTGTCACACTTTCAACTGGATATGAACTATAATCTTTTAACATATGACCAACTTGGTCTTTTACAATACTAGATATTGTAACATGTGGGTTTTGCATTTTATTCTTCCTATTTAATGGTTAAATCTTACTGTTTCAAATTAGGTAAGATTGTAAGCTGTTTCAAATTAAGCTTACTATAAGTATATAATAAAAAATAACATATGTCAACCATTTTTTAGGCTAACATACTCACTATTGCCTTAGAACGGAATTTCTTCCGCTACTTTAACTTCTTCGGCAACCGCCGTTTGTGCCAAAATGGACTCGGTATTTGCACCAGCATCAACTTTGGTATACAAATCAAGAAACGACATCTTAGTATCATCATCAAAACGATTCAGGCACAACTCAATGGCTTTCATCCGATTACCGAACACACCATAAGTTTTTGAAATATGCACCAAGCGGCGAGTAGAAATCACTTCATCAACTCCGCCTTCTACGAATGTTTTGCGAATCACATCTGCCCAAGTAACAAGTTTCTCGGCAAATTCATCATCAGCTTTACCAAATGATGTTAATTCTTTCTTGATAATCTTACGCTCAACGGCAACTGGAGGCCAGTCTTGTTCGTAAGTATTAAGAAATCTTTCAAGGAAGGCTTCGTTAAGAACATTGGTAAACATATAACGACCATCTTCTGAACCTTTACCTTTAGTGTTTGCAGTAGCAACAATGGTAAAACCTTCAGCAGGAACCACATTCTCATTCTTCTTTTTCAACAAGAATGGTTTGCCTTCAAGTACACGCTGCAAGCAGGAAAGGTTCTGAGCACCGTAATCAATTTCATCAATGCACAGTACAGCACCTTGACGAGCAGCAACCGTAACCGGGCCGTCACGCCATTCCATTTGACCATTAATCAGAACATAGTTACCGAGCAAATCACTTTCATCGGTTTCAGGTGTCATTGAAACGCAAATAAACTTGCGACCAACTTTGGCACAAGCTTGCTCAACTGACATTGTTTTGCCGTTGCCTGAATGACCAGTAATGAAAACTGGATAAAATTGCTTTGATGCTACGATTTTAAGCAAGTCATCATAGTTACCAAAAGGTACATAATTTTTATATACTTTTGGAACCAGATTTTCCGTTTCAAGGTCAGTAATCACACTAGCAATACGGTTACCGCCGTTTTGTACGGTTTTATTATCGGGCATTTTAATAACCTGTGCTGTCATATCAATTGTAGCTGCGGCAGGCACAGCACTAGAATTAGGTACTCGGTACAAACCACGGCCAACTCGGTTTGATTCATCTTTGGTGAACCACGGCACTCCGTAGATACCAATTGTTGAACAAATTTCTTTAATCTCAGATTTCGTTACTGTATCTTTACCGAGGTTTGTAAGCAAAGCTAAAAACTTTTCACGAACTTCAACTTTGGTGGTACGCATTTAAAACTCCAAATTTCACTAGAACTTCCATTATATAATAAAAAACAACATATGTCAAGGCTCTGTTGTAAAAATACAACAGTTAGGCAGCAATGCCATCAATGAACCGGTTAACCATCACTCGGTTAATTTGTTTCTTTTTGTTCATTTTCATAAACGCATTTTTCAATTTGTTTGCTGTAACAGCACCAGTAACCGTCAATTCATCATCTTCAATATTCATTTCTGAACCACCGGGCATCATAAAGAATGCATCATAGCCGGGATTGAAAGATTCAAGGAATTTTTCACTTTTCAGTTTCTTACTTAAAGTCTGAACAAATTCAGAACGGTAATATCGCCAATGTGTGTGTTGAAAATCTTCGGTACAAATCTGTTTAATAGTACGACCTTTTTTATCGTAATATTTGTTTGCAATAGATTCTGATAATTTACGGCCAGTTTCAGTAACAAAGAAACCAAAAATCTTAGCACCAGTCACAGCACGGAACCAATCAAAAATTGCAACACGCAAACTATCATCAATATTGTAATGACTTTCATTGTAATGAAAATCAAGTTTTATTTGCAATTTGGAATTACGGTCTTTAATGTAAATATTCTCAATACGAGCTTGAAACCGTTTTGCTTCAAATGGTGAACGGTCTGGATCTGTTTTCGGCACTTCACGAGATTTAACAACAAAATCGGTAGTATCAGCATCACCATCATGTACAATTACCAAATTAACCAAATCAAGGTTGTTCACTTTACGGAATTGCTTTGTGATTGGTTCAAGAGCAACCATAGCCTGAACCAAAGGAGTATTACCAAGTGTTTCAGTCGTAGGATGATTTCGGCGACCAATTGCATATGAAGTCTTTAAAGCAATCATATTACGGATGCAAGCATTAAACTCAGCACCACTCATTTTAGAATTCAAGTATTCTCGCAGGAAAACTGGTTGCAAGAACAAATCACCTTCTTCATAAGCAAAACCAGATTGTGGTGTTTGTTCTTTGAAATCAAACTTACGAGCCGTTTGAGAATCACCGAAACCATACACAACAAATGGAATATTCACTTTGCGACAGAACATGGTGAGAACCAAAATCTGTTCAATAGAAGCATCCATATTGTTTCGCATGGAACCAGAACAATCAAGCAACAGAACCAAGCCATGTGATTTGCCTTTTGGCACTCGCATTAGTTTTTTGAAAATGTTATCTTCAACTTTATACTTGTAAAGTTTACCAATATCAATATCACCTGTGTTGGACACTTTGGCTTTTGCATATGAGCGAGCAGCCTTTTTCATTTCAAATTCTTTTGCAAGCAGACCAATGTACCGGTCATTTTTCAATTTGAATTCTTTTACTTTTGTGTTGTAATGAGCAACAACTGATGGCTCATTCTTGAAATAGAAATCATATAAATGCTGATGCACAACTTTAGCAGGTGTAACAATTTTTTCCAAATCTACTTTTGGAATTTTAGTGTAAACAAACGGCCGACATTTTTCATCAACAAGTTCTACTTCTTTGTTACGAAACGCTTCATCTGTGGTGCAAACAGGTTCAAAATTATCATCAACATTTGGCTTTGAATCTTTGACACGGTTTAAATTGGCACCTTGTTGGTCACCAGATTCACCTTCACCGTTTTCACCATCACCATCTTCATCCGATTCTTCATCAGCATCATCAGATTTATCAGAAACTTCAGCATCGCTGTCATCCGTATCTTCATCAGTATCACCATCTTCATCAGAAGGAGAAGTATCGTCAAAATCGTAATCTGAAGGATCCGAATCGCTATCATCAAATTCAAATTCACCGTTTGGATCAGGCAAGAAAAATTGTTGCTGTGTTTCAAATTGCTCATCTTTTGAATAACCGAAAACAACTTCAGTAACACGGAGAACATCGTCCCATGTTTCACAATTTTCTACATCATTCACCATTTTCACTTCTTCATCGGTGAAATTAATATACAATGTGCCACCAGATTTGGTATAAATGTTTAAACGGTCAATGAATGATAATTTGTTAACATCACGGGTTTTAATACCGAAGAAGTCACGGTCTAAAAGGCTTTGGTAACCACGGATGAAAGACTGACGAATGCCAGGATATTTGCGTTTGATTTTCTTTTCAATACGGGCATCTTCTACAACATTCAAGAAGCCTTTGAAATTACGACCACGACCTGAGATAGCATCATGCCATCCTTCAGCCGGTGTATATCGTGCATGGCCAACTTCATGGCCTAGCAACAGGTCATACAAATCGCCTGACATATCATTCCAAATAGGGCAATATAAAATACGATTCGTTGGATCAAACCTAGCCGTTGAGATTTTATCATGCACAATGGTTAGGTTTTCGGTGGCAAGTAATTTTGCCAACTGAGATTTTGTTTCAACAGTAAATGTCATAGTACGCTTTTTCTCATTAGGAACAACCAGTATAACACAATCCTACTTGAATTGCAAGCTTTTTATGTAGTCGGTAAGCTGTTGATTCAATTGAGGATTCTTACAGACTTCACTAAGGATATCTTTAATACCGTGAGTTTGAAAGGCTTCTTGAACATCATGGACACAGGAGAAATAGTGCATTTCCTGTTGTTCCAACAATGTGTGGGAATAATCTTCTGTGGGTGCGAATTGAAGTGTATCGTTCATGTATATCTCCTATCAATGCAACCAGTATAACACAACTGGCCTATATGTCAAGGCAATAAAAAAGAGTGTTGTTTTTAGGCAACACCCTTAGGGAAAGTGGAGCGGGGTTAGGGAATTAAACCGTCTATTTTTCTTGGGAGAAAAACTGTCTCAGACACCCCGCATTTTTTACTTCATATAATTATATATGCTCTTTATCATCAAAATTATGGGCATATATTTTTATCTGCCTACTTGTGATAGATACTTTGCCTTTGTTTCTTCCCATGACATATAGATTAGGTCATCATAAAATAAAGACTCATAGGAAACGGTATCTTTTTTCACTAGTTGTTTGATACGACCTTTAGCGTGTTTGTTCTTCCAAATGTCAACCAATGATTCGTAGCTAGTATCAAATGATTTTACTAAGGCATCTTCTTTGATTTCACCACGGAGAAACTCATAGCTGTTATTATACAAAGGACTAAAGTATATGCCTCGAGCATGGTCTGTACGAATGATATCTTTAGGCACACCAAGTTTAGTGTAAGTGAATGCTAAAGAACGATTCTTATGGTCACGCTTATGTGGTTGACCAGAAGGTTTCTTTGCAACATACCATTCAAAATACTTACGACTATGCTTGGCCTTCAACCATTCACGAATCAAATACCGAGTTTCTCTTCCGGGTTCAAATGAAACAGAACCTGCTGTGAATCCCATCTTCTGCCAATGGTCAAGGTTATCATATTGTGATAAACCATTCAACTTGGTTTTACCATACAATGATGTTGTTGTTACACCAATCAAAGTATCACCGTATTGTTTCTTCCATAAATTCTGCACTTCATCAGATAGGCATAACAAGGCTAGTAGTTTACCACCAACATAATTGTAACCCAATGGTTGGAACGGAACAATAGTAGAACCAATCGCAGTATGGTTAATCATACCACCTTGAGTTTTCAATTCTCTAGGCCAACCAATCACAGTATCACGAGGAGTTAAATCAAGAAAGTCGGATGAAATACAAATAACTCCAAGATACTTACCTGACTTATCATCTTTAACAAAGAAATTAAGATTACGGCCGATATTGGAATTATTCTTCATTGTTGAAATGAAATTACGAGCTGTGTTCCATTTCTCAGGCAACTCTTTACTTCGTTTCATGTCAACTTGGATGTCAGAGCCATCAACGCCTTTGGCGGACATTACACCAGAATCATCTGTATATTCCAAAACAGGCTGAAGATTTAGATAGTCATCATGTGATGTTGGAACCCAAATGTTGTTCTTCACAGAATCAACTATGATTTGCTGCTTTGGGTCAAGAAGTTGGACTTCTTCTCCAAATAAAGTTTGATTCACAACAGTCGGATATTTTTCATGTACTTCACACCACTTCTGGTACAAAGTATATTCTTTTACATCCATTTGTGAAACATAAGCTAAATCACTAATAGTTTTTTCTTTCAATTCACCATCATCTATATCCATGAATGAAGAGGCAGGATTCTCATCTTGCCACTTAATCCATTGGGTTTCAATATCATCAATCATCTAGATAGTCTTTTAATTTTCTTAATAAGTTTTTGTTGTTTCTGTTTGGCCAATTGTAACATAACTGGACCTGCATAAGAGGTAAACTTAATACCATTCATGTGATCTAGTTCGTGTTGGTAACAACGAGCAGTCAACCCTTCCATCTTAACATTGTGTATTTTGCCATTTTCATCATAGTATTCAGCTATGATCCAATCCGACCTTTTTACTTTAAGTGACATACCAGGAAAAGATAAACAACCTTCGGTATCTTTTATCATTTCTTCCGATTGTTCTACAATTTTAGGGTTAATACAAACTAGCTGAAAGTGTTCTGTGCCAATAACAAAAACTCTTTCAAATAATCCACATTGATTTGCTGATAGTCCCATTCCATTGTGAAGCTTCATGGTCATCTTTAATCTTTTTACTGTTTTAATAATATTAGGATTTGGTAAATTTCTAATATCATATTCAGGAATCATTCTTGATAGCATAGGATGATTATCATCATATAAAGTAAGAGGCATTATTTCTTCTTCTTTTACAATATCTTCTTCAGTATTAAATGTTAGAACTGTTGACATTTTTACACCCCTACCCAATCTTCAGCTGAATCTTGTGCATCTTCCAAATCATCAAAGAATTTAGCCTCATTAAAATCATCTTCTGCTCGGTAAAATAAAACCATATAACGATCCCTGTCTTTTTCCGTTTTGTATACTTGTGATGTTTTATTAGCAAAACCATCAAAATATTCACTCAATTTTACAAACTCATTCATCTCATTATCCTTGAAAAATTATTAGCTTTCTCAAAACGAATTACTGACCTAAACTTATCTTGCAGTATATCGCCTTTATGACTAATAACAAACACATTAGTACCTTCCAACATATGTAAAATATTCATTAGATACTCGGTACCATTTGCATCTAATGACGAATCAAACACTTCATCTAAAATCAAAAGATTGGTGTTTGCAGAATTCTTCAGTTTAGCTACTGCACGCCAACTAAACAACAATGCCAAATCAATCTTCTGTTTCTCACCTTCACTAAAACTGGCATAGGTAAATTCATCACGATGCCTAGATTTAATTGTTTCTTTAAACGATTCATCAAGGTTAAAATTAACAAAGAAATCAAATGATGCTAGATACTTGTTTACCAGTTTGTTGATGATTGGCAGGTACTGTTTGATAATCTTGGTTTTAATACCCGTATCATTTAATAATCCTGCGGCTATATCGTAGTAAACCTTTTCATCAATCAGCTCTTTTAATTCTGTTTTAAGTGTATTAAGATTATCTTCCAATACTTTCAATTCACCAGATGAATCTTCCGTGTTAGCTTTGGAAGATTTCAATTCATCAATCTGTTTTTCAATCTTCTTAATATACTTATTAGTCTCTGTAATGGAAGTATTGTTTGTTGCAATTTTAATTTGAAGTGCTTGTATTTTCTTTTGTACTTCAGAA